ATTAGTTATTTATTTAATTAATTATTTTTTTATAATAATATTATAGTTCAATACTAATTAATGCTTAAAATTAATCCAACAAAATATGAGACAAAACAAGAAACTATTAAAGAGCAAGAAAAGATACGAGAATTAGATCAATTTATTTTTAGTATTTTTTTGAATGAAAATAAAAAAGTAGATAAAAAAAAAGCAAAAAAAATATATAATGATTTAAATAAATTTGTATGTAATAATAATTAGGTTTCTTATTAATAATAATCTGAAAAAGATTATTATTAATTATTCATATGTAATACCTTTACTTTTTAAAATTGTTCTTGTATCTATATCAAATTCAGTATATGCACATTCTACTGGAGAAGCAGAAATAATAGGAGGCCATACATCTTTTCCTTCTGTATCTTTTATAAAATGCTTTCCATCTAATATTTCTTTCCTTGGATATTTTCTTATACTAATTCCACCGTTATTAATATAATAATTAGTAATAATATCAAATATATCTCCATGTGATACAATAAGTAAATTTTTATCTGTTCTATATTCTTGTAAACCTTCTAGAAATTGATCTTTATTAGAATTATAATTTTTTGCGATTGTGCTTATACTTTGTCCAGCTTTTTTTGTAAGTTGTATATCACCAAGTGCATCTTTAATTATATCATCAGTTATAGTATATATTGGGATATTATATCGACTAAAAGCTGCTCTTTCTTCTCCAAATTTTTCATTAATTTCTATTTCTGGTATTCTAAAATGTTTTGCTATAATTGCTGCTGTTTGAAGACAACGTCTAAATGGTGATGAAACTATTTTTGTAATATTATATTCATTTGCAAATTCTTTAGCTCTTATTAATGGAAGGTCATATTCTAATAATGGTGGATCATATGGTCTTGATTCCATATCCGACCAACTAATTTTATTTATTCCTTCATCTTGTTGTGTCATTTTTCCCCATCTATTAGGCTTCATAACTTTTATTATATTTTGACACTTATCTGCTCTTATTCCATGACGCATTATAATAACAGAAGATTTTTTTGGTCCTGTAAAGGATGGTCCAACTGGATTAAATGTTAGAGGTAATTTCATAAAATAATTAATAATACATTTAATTCTTTCATATTCAAGATTATAATTTGTTATTTTAAATGTATATCCATCACAAGCACTACATTTGGAATTAATAATTGGATTTTTTAATGTACATTGGGAGCATGATTTTAAATAAGTAATTTCAAGTAGTAAAGTAGCACCACATGCTCCACAATTTTTTGTTCCAATTGGATTTATTAAAGTACATACTTTACAAGTATTTTCACTAATAGGATTTACATTTTGACTAACTTCAACTAATTCAAAAATATTTTTTTTCAATATATCTAATTCTGTATTTATTACTGACATAATATATATATTTATATATATTATATGAATTTATAATTATATTATTTATATTAAACAAACATTATTTACACATTTATTTGTTGAGCACATTCCATTATTCGCACATATTGCTCCAATTGGTTTTCCTGTATATATTTGTAACCATGATGCCCCATTAGCACGAGCCTTTTTGTTTAAAGTTACGCCAAGAACAATTAAACCAATTATAAGTAAAAGGACAAAAAATCCTGCTATAGCATAGTAAAATAATTGTTTTTGTGAGTCATCTAATTTTGAAAAAAAATCCATTGTATATATAATAGAAATATAAAAAATATAAATAAAAAAATTGATTTTAAAACATATTTTATATAAAGATATAATTTACATAAATGGATGAAATAAACTTTGAAGATGATATATGGAAGGAATTTAATACTACAGTTTCACAAATTCAAAAATCTGCTACAGATATAAACTCAAATTTATGTACCGAATGTAATAGTGTAAATGTAATTGTTGATCTAAAAGGAGCAACTGTTTGTAGCGATTGTGGTATGGTTCAAGGATTTACTTTAGACAAAAACCCAGAATGGATTAATGGTGATGATGGAGGTGGAGCAGAAAATGATCGTTGTGGTAATGCTACAAGTTATTTTTTTCCACAATCATCATTAGGAACAAATATTAAAAGTCATAAATATGATAAAATTAAAATGGTTCATGATTGGAGTCAAATGCCTTACAAAGAAAGAAGTTTATACGAAGTTTTTCAATACATAGATGCTAAATGTGATAAAGCAGGAATAGTAAAATCTATTATTGATAATGGTAAAATTTTATACAAACATATTAGTGATATTAAGTGTCCAAGAGGAAAGCCAATTATAATAAGAGGATTAAATCGTAAAAGTTTAATAGCTGCTTGTATATATAATGGAGCAAAAAATCAAGGATTACCAAGAACCGCAAAAGAAATAGCTGATGTATTTGGATTAACTATTAAACAAGTTACTAAGGGTAATCGTAAATATGATAATTTAATCGATAATTATAAATATATAAATGAAAACAAAAATAACTTAGCAATCAATTACATTGAAAGATTTGGAACAAAATTAAAAATTCCTCAAAATATTCTTGAATTAGCTAAACAAATATCAGTTAATATTACTAAATTAGATATTGCTAGTGGACATCAACCTCCATCAATTGCGAGTGCTTCTTTAATGATAGCACTAAAAAATTCAAATTTAGAAATTGATAAAAAACTTATCTCTAAGTTGTTTGGAATTAGTGATGTCACAATTACAAAAACATATAAGAAAATATTGGAATATGAATATATAATAATTAACAATAAAATGACAGAAACAATTTTAACAATGAGTACAAACGATTTATCCAAATCTAAAATGGAACATAAAAATTTATGTAATCAATATAATGTGAAATATTTAGAATTTATTTCCATGTTATATAGATTTAATGAATACATGAATAAAATAAAATTATATCATAATTTACCGGTGCCTCACGTCACAATCAAATCATTAGTTGTTTAATTTATTCCTAAATCTTAATAACAATATTATCTTTCTTAGCACCAAGATTCATATATTCTTGAAAAGATAATTTAGTTGCTAAGTCGTCAATTATAAAACCGTTTTTTACCTGAAGAGCATTCTGATATTCATTAATATCGTAGTGATTAAAATACTGATATTTGTAATATACATAATATGTAATATCTGGTCTTAATTGAGATATCATAATCAAATATTCAAAAAATAACCTGGGATCATAATGTTTCTTTGTGTTATCTTCTAAGGGATATAATTCAGCACAAACATCTTCTTTAATATTTTCAGGGACTTCTAAGTGTGAATTTGTAGAGCCGTTGATAATACGAAAGTTTTTAACCTTAAAATGAGGAGTGTCCATTTTTTAGTTTAATTAATAAGATAGGATATTTTGGTATTAAGTAAAATTATCAATTTTTTTATAATTTATCATTGATTTTTTATAAAAAAATTGAATTATTTAATACATAATCTATATACCAAAAAGTTTATTAACTCAAACCAGTCACCATGCCTAATTTTGAGTTTGCCCACGTAGGCATCACACGTATTTTGTTTGAGTGGTTTCGTGGAAAAGACGGAGTTGTAATTTGTGATGTTGAGAACATTTACAAGTTTGCGTCTCGCAAAATTGAGATCATGACAAATTTCTTGGCTGATTGTGCTACATCTAATATGGCTCCGATCCTTGTTGCTAAGTGTTCACACCTTAATCGTCTTCATACCAAGTTTCCAGGTGTAGTCTTTCCGAAAGATATTCCTTATTTCTTTCTTCACGGAGGTGTTGGCCGTTGCGCAGATGATGCTTTCATTCACGAGCTATATGCTTACCTAAAAAAGAGTGGTCTCCGCACATGCATTTGTTCCAATGACAAGTATTCCAACAAGAAGACTTGGACTGAATCTGATAGTAGTGATGAAAGGGTCCTAAGGACAATGATCAGTCATAACAATAAACCTAAGCGTCCGCGTGATAAGAATGATCCGGATGTTGAATCTTACAAACCAAACAACAAGAGAATACGTATGACGGAGATTTCTCCAGAAGATGAGTTTCCGTTTCGCTTTGATGAGACAAAAACTGTAACTCTCGCAGATATGATTGCTGCAACTGGCATCCATGCTACATCCGCATTTACTTTCTCAATGGTTGGTGGAGGTGCAAGCGCAAGCGTCAGCGGGGGTGGGGGTGGGGGTGGAAGCGCAAGCAGCGCAGTAGGCAGTGTTGGGTATTTTACTCCTGCCGGGAAGAGGAAGCTTGATGCGATGGCAGCAGCAGGTTCTCCAATTCTAATGGCTCCTGAGGGAGCGGACAAGAAGGCAAAGATGCATGTTGATTAGTTCTTTTATCATTAAATAAAATAAAATTATATATATATATGATTCCATTTTATTTTTTATTAGTAATTATTTTTATTACTTTTTTTATTCTACGCTCAAACAATCAAAAGAAAGCACGTTATATAGAACCAGTTATTAGACAAGGAGATGATTTAGTTGTATATGCCGGAAAAAATGAAGATAGTCGTTTTAATACTAAAACAAGAGAGGCAAAACATTGGTATGCTTTAACAATTATTAAAAACATACAAAATTATTTAATGAATGATTTAAAAAATAATAAGAAACCTAAAATTTTAATATTAGGTGTTTCTTTAGGATCTTTAACTATTCATTTATTAAATCAATATAAACATATTAATGTTACTGCTCTTGATCTATATGATGATTATTTTCATATTGTTAAACAATATACACCTGCCGATAGAGTAAAATTAATAAAAGCAGATGCTAAAAAATTCCTAAAAAAGGATACAAATAAATATGATTACATTGTATGCGACATCTTTGGAATTCATTACATTCCAGATTTTGTTGTTACTAATGAATTTATGACTAATATATATAAGAGATTGAAAAAACAAGGAAAATTATTTATTAATACTAAACATGTTGAACATAAAAGACTTAATGCTGTATTAAAGAAATCCTTCCCAAATTATTCTATTAAAAATATACCAAGATTTAATTATCCTACAAAAAAAAATAGTACAATTACTATTGTTTATTAAAGTTACAAATAACTAGTTTACTAGTTAAAGATAAAGTTAAAGTTAAATTAAAAATTCTTTAACCGCTTCCTCTATTCTTTCAACTATTTTATATTTGAAATTATTATCAAATATATATTTAAATTCTTTTTTTATATCTTCTACATCATCTTCATTTTCTTTTGAAATTAATACCAATTTAATTCCGGCCATCTTTGCTCCAATCATCTTATGATCCAATCCACCAATCTTTGTTATATTTCCAAATAAATCTACTTCTCCTGTCATTGCTACATCATTTCTAACTTTCTTATTTAATAATTTAGAAATGAATCCAACTGTCATTACTGCTCCAGCACTTGGGCCATCTTTAGGTGTTGAACAATGTGGGGCATGTAAATGAAATCCATTCATAAATTTATCTTTTAATAATTTTTGAACATCATCAACTAACTTATTTTCAGTGATATAATTTACAGCAACTGTAAATCCACATTGGATACTTTCTTTCATTACATCTCCTAAAGATCCAGTTAGTTTAAATGAAAATGATGAATCTGATGAGTAATTATTTCTAATTTGAATTGGAACTATACCACCAACTCCACTTGATGTCGCATATAATCCATTGATTATACCTATTTCGGACGTTGGATTTATTTTGGTTATAGTCATTGGTTTCTCATCTAAGATCTTTATTATTTCATCATATTTTAATTTAATATTATTAGGATATTGGGAAAGCATATAATCTTTATTTAATTTCATCATTAATAATTCTATCTTTCTTTTGATGTCTCTTACTCCAGCTTCCATTGTTGTGTTTATGATTAACTTCTTTAAATCTTCTTCTTCTACTTCTAAATCAGTCTTAAATCCAATTGATTTCTTTAATTCAGGTATCATAAAATTATCAATAATTTCTATTTTATCATAAACTGAATACGCTTTAACTTCAATATCTATAAAACGATCTAATAAAATTGGATCTACAAGTTTTTTATCATTAAAACTTGCCATTATAATACAATTATCTAATGGAAAATCTATTCCCTGAAAAAATCTATCCTGAAATGATTTATTCATATTTGGATCTGTTAAGTGAATTAAAATAGATGATATTTCATTAGTTGATCCACCATGTTTCGCACATGACTTATCTAATTCATCAAAATATAATATACATCTATTCTTTCCAATTTCTGCCATTTTTCTTACTATTATACCAGGTTGAGATCCAGAATATGTATATCCATGACCATGTAATAATTCACCATCATTCTGTCCTCCAAGGGTTATTTGGATAAATGGTATATCTAATACATCTCCAATTGACTTTGCTAATAATGTTTTACCAACACCAGGAGGACCATATAATGCTATAGAAGATCCTTTTCCATCAGGATTTGAAATCCATTTAGACACTTGTAGTATTAATTGTTCTTTAACTTTTTTATGTCCAAATGTTAAACTATTCATCTTTGATTCCAAACTATTTATGTATGAACTTAGGGATTGAGATAATAATTTGTCCTTAAAGAAATTTACATCATCTGGATTTGACCAGGGGAAGTTTATAATAGTTTTAACATACATTAATTGTTTATAATAATCATTATTATTCAATTTCATTTCAGCAACCTTTTCTAATGCTAAACCACGAACACTTTCTGGCATATTTTTTGAACACATAATTTGTTTTTTATAATCTGTATCAGAAATTGATGAAGTGATCTTTGAATCCTCTTTAATACTCATATTAATTTTCTTTAATCTTAATTGACTCATAAATGACAAATTATTATATATTGAATCACATACATTTTGTAATGATTTCTTATCTTTTAAGATATTAAATATCATACCTGCCATATTTATAGAATTTTCATCTCCAAATAATAATACACGAATTATGTAATATATATCACAAGCATTATTTTGTTTATCTATAAAGTCCTTAAATATTTGATTGATTGTCTTATTATTCAAATTCAAATACTTAAAATATAACTCTTCTAAATACTTAATGTAATTACTAATAGATAATACGATTATATCACTTAATCTGGAGTATTTTAATACATTCTTTTTAAAAGCACTACTACCACTATCTGAATCCATTTCATTTATCATTAATTCAATATGTTTTCTTTTATTATATAATCCCAAATTTGTTATTTGAGATGTCTTAAAATATATATTAATATCATCATTTATAAAATTTCCTTTTATAACTATATAGTGATCATTATTATGTAAATATAAATCATATATGTTATCAACCAAATCATCTTTTGAATTCTTGTTTTTTTGAATAAAAATATTCTTATTAAAGAGCTCAAAATTATCTATGTCTGGTAATTCTTTTAATTTAACCTCAGATACTCCAATTGGAAAAAATATCTTATTGTAAAAATTTATTAATTTTTGTGTATCTTTATCATAATCACTTTTTACATATATTCTAATTATATTCTTAATATTATTCATACCAATATTATTTATTAATATCTTTAATTTTGATACTATATCTAATAAAGGAGCGTGAACTTCATTTGAACATATATATAATTTACTGTAAATGGGCAATATACGCAAGCAATCTATCTTTTTACGTAGGATACTAAATTTCTTATTTTCATATAGTTCTTTAAATATTGGATCCATTTCATTTATTAATTCAGTTTGAGTTATACATGTATTATATAGGTTATTTAATTGTTTTAAAATTTCAAATATTTCATTCAAATAAACATTCTTATCATTGATTGAAATACTATTATTTTCTGATAATTTATGAACATGTGATCTTAAATCGTCTATTATTTGAACATAATGCTCATAGTCTTGTTTTAATATAAAATTCTTATATTCTTTTATATTCATTATATTTATATATATATAATTAATTTTGTATATATACAAATAAGTAAAGTTAATTGATAATTAATTAACTTTAATTATGTGAATATTTTTTACAATTTTATGGTATTAAAAATACAAATAAGTAAAGTTAATTGGATTTTGGATTATTTTTTTAATTAAAATAGCTAAGATAACTACCATAGTTTTTACGTTTAAAATTTTTTATTATGATGAATCCCAACCTTCATCGGCGGGTTTTTTCCACGCCCTAATTTTTGTATCTAAATTGGATTTATACATATGATGTAAATCTGTATATTTTTTAATAGAATCTAATCCTAATATATCTTTAATACATTTTTCGACAGATCTAATATCAATCTTTTTATCATTAGAATATGTTTTAATTAATTCTAGTATATCATCTTTTTTATAATTTTCAGCATACCAATCAATTATTTCCTTACAGGTAGTTTCATTTATTGGATCAATTTTTATTAATTTAGGACTGCTTTTTCTTTTAGCCATTGCTTCTTTAAGGGAATCGGGAGTCATTACGAATCCGGTTGATGCTTTAGCTTCTTTAGCTTTTTCAATCGCAGATGCTTTTTCTTCCGGGGTAATAGTAATAGATGGAATTTTAATAGGATCACTCCCATTTTCTCTTTTTATTTTTGTAATACATTCATTAATGTCTGATTGTTTTATATCTTTTAATAATTTATTAGTCGATACTTTTGTAAATACTTCTAATATAAATTTTTTATATTCATCAGGTGTTGGTTGCTTACTATTATTTATATTATCTTTTATAAATTTCCAATTATTAACAAATGATTTACATAGAAGATCTGAATCTACAGTGCGAGTTACTACTGGAGCAGGAGGAAAATATTTATCAATATCGTCTTGAGACACATTATCAGTTTTCATTTTTTGTATAATTCCTCCTTGTGGTACACCCATTTTTTTCATCTTAGCATATTTCTCTGGTAATTCTAATGCAACTGTAGTTGGAACAGCAACTTCAGAAGGTGGTAGACTTACTGATAACGGAGATGGGAGTGGATCGTCAGATTTTGGGGGTAGTACTAAAGCAGGTCTTGGATGTCCTCCTGGTGGTAGAGGTGGTCTTGGGAGTTCTTCTGATCCTGGTGGTCTTGGAGGTCCTCCTATTCTTGGGGGGTCACCAGGTTTTGGAGGTGGAGGAGGACCTCTTGGTTTTGGGGATGAAGGTGGGTCTCCTGGTTTTGAGGTTGAAGGTGGTCCAGCAAGTATTGGTTCTGTTGGTATGATTCTACCATTTAATATAAAACATGTATCTAAAATATCGTATGATAACTTGGTTAAACTCTTTTGCTGTTCAGTATAATATTCTGAATAAATTTGATGACTTATATCTAAATTATCGTCTAACCATTTTTTAACGCCACTACATACCATTTTCTTTACTTTTGTAGGAAAAAGATCAAAATATCTATTTATTGTATGTTTTAAATCTTTTATTTTTTGATTATCTGTACTACTATTAGTTAATTCTAATAAATCATTTATATATTTTTTTACTTCCATTATATAATATATATATATATTATATAATTATTCTAATAAAGAATCAGTATATTTATTTAAATTATCTATTTTAATATCATAACTATCAGTTGATTCAATTATAGTTGAAATATATTCTATCAAACTTAATTTCTTTTGATCTGAAATTTCGAATGCTTCCATGTTCACATGAATTTGTTCAATTAGATTATAAAATTCTTTTTCATAATCTCTTTCTATTATAGGTATTTCTTCTGTTTTAAGATCGTTAATTTCTGTAACTGTATCTACTTGATTATTTAATAAAGTTTCATCATTATTATAATTCAATATTAAGGTCTCATATTTCTCATTTATTTCTTTATTCTTCAATTTTATAAATTCTAATAATCTCTTAATATCGGTCTCCCTTATTTCTATAAAGTTATTACAATACTTATTAATATCCAACTTTAATTTATATTCAAATTTATTCATTATACTACATATATATTCATTTGTGCTGTTTATATCTGCCGTTATTTCTATTTTTTCATCATCAGTCATTTTATTGACACAATTTATATTTGTATTAAAGTTAATCTTATCATAATAATTCCTAAATAAATAAAAATTATCTATCAATCCAATATAATCATCATACAATTTCTCATTCTTCTTCTTATTTTCCATTATTTGTTCAATCTCATCATCACTTATTTTTACTTTGTTTTCTATCATTAAATTAGATGTTGAAAAATTCTTTCTATCCATAGCTGTTATATTAATTAAGCCATTCAAATCTATTGATATTGTAACATTAATAACTGGAACACTACGTGGTTGTTTAGGTATATCTTTTAATATAAACTCTCCAATTAAAGAATTTTCATGTATAAATTGACTTTCTCCTTGATAAATTTTAATTATGACTTCAGTTTGATTATCTGTTTCGGTTGTAAATTGTTTTGTTTTTGATAATGGTATAGTTGATCCTCCCTCTATGATCGGAACAAATTGTCCTCCAACTGTTTCTATTCCGAGCGATAGTGGAACTATATCCATTAAAATTAATTGATTTGACGTTAATTTATTACCATATAATGCTGCTCCAAATGATACTGCTGTATTTGGATTAATTATGTATTCATATTCTTTTCCAAAATATGTTTCAATTAATTTCTTAAAATATGGAACTTTAGATGTTCCTCCAATTAATATAACATTATCTATTTCTTCTTTTTTTAAGTTTGATATAGATAGCACTTTTTCTATAGGAATCAATAATTTATCTTTTAAGGGCAATAATAATTCCTCATACTTTTCTACTGTTAAAGATGATGTAATAACAGCATCAGATAGTTCATGTTTTATTTTTTCAATATATTTTATATTTTCTTCCGTTTTTTGTAGAGCAAAGTGATTAAAAAGAATATTATTAATATCCTCTCCTCCTAATAAATTATCTCCACTTGTTCCTATAACTTCATATACATCCAAACCATCTTCATCTTTGGTAGCAGTTAGAATAGAAATATCAGTTGTTCCAGCTCCAATATCTACAACAAGTACATTCTTATCAAAGTTTTTATGATAATGATAATATGTAATACACGCACTTGTTGGTTCATTTATAATTCTTAGTAATTTCATATCAACTAAAGAAAATGCATCTTTAGTTGATTGTCTTTGTTTTTCATTAAAATATGCTGGAACTGTTAAAACAATTTGAAAATTTGGATCAAGTTTATTTAGTTCTAAATGATTATCTATAATTTTTTTTATTTTACCTAATAATATTGATGTTAATTCAACAATTGAATATTCTCTTTCATGAACAGTAAATTTTTCTTCGGATAATCCAATCTTTCTTTTTAAATTTCTTATAACCGTCCATTCTTTATCATTAATTGATAATACTTCATTTCCAGTAATTATAATAGAATCATTAATAGCAATCAATGATTTAATAAATTCATTACCTTGATTATCCGTTATAATCTTTAATTCACTATTGTTGTAATAGGAGATACATATATTATTTGTTCCCAAATCTATCCCAATAATCATAATTTATACTATATTAAATTCAAATTAATTCAACGAATAAATTAAAAATATAAATATTATATTTTTAATTATTTTTTACTGTTAACTTTAGTCAACAATCTTAGGTTATTCTTCTTCTTTTTTTTCTTCTGGTTTAGATTGTTCTTCTGATTTAGGTTGTTCTGTTTCTTTTTTCTCAGGTTCGTCATCAAGTTCTTCAGCAGGCATTTGGTCTATAGAGGGGGGTGATAATTCTACTGGTTGTGCTGGTTGTGCTGGTTGTTGCTCTTCACTCTTCACAGGAACCATATTCTTTCTCTTCTTATCGATGTAATTTACAAACTCATTCACCCATGTATAATCTCTATAAATTAATCCATAAAATTGATGAGTTGAAGCGATACGATCAAATAATTTCTTATCTGTTGCGATCTTATTAGGTCTTGCTAAAAATTCTTCTTTCGCATATTGATTAAACTCTAATAAATAATTATATATTTCATCTACACCCAATTCAAAACGACTAAATAATTTAATTTCTTCAACATGATCTCTTAATTTAATATCATTCATTTTATCATTATTATGATTCTTATTTTCAGAAAAGATATTTGTATATTTAGATCCAATCTTCTTAAGTAAATCAGGTATCTTCTCAAATGAATATATACTTGTAACTGGATTTGAACTATTTAAGTTCTTAATAATCTTTCTAATTTCTTCCTCATTCTTAGCATCGTGAATAAAATATAATAAGTGTTTATCAATACCATTAACTTCATATAGTTTCTTTAGAGCTGTAAATCTGTGTTGTCCATCAGCTATGTAAAAATGATCGGAATCTTTATCATCTTGAATATAACAAATAATATCTAATGGTTTTATAAATTCATCAGGATTTGCTAAATAATGATTATATATATCATCTACATGCTTTTGAGATACACCACGGTTCTCCTTTGTAAATTCTAAAAAATCTAATATCGCACTAAAATTGTGTTCAAATAATTTATTTTGATATACATCATTTCCAAATATAGCATCTCTCGCATATTTGGTTTCTCTAACTTCAGATGATGATTCGGTATAAACATACCCGTCATCATCAGAATCTTCAGAAGAATCATCTGAATCGTCTGAATCTGAAACATTTAATGCCTCCTTTAGTTTTCTAATATCTTCGTCGTAGTCAGATGAATCAGAATTAGAGTCAGAATCAGATGTGGATGTTGATTCAGAAATAGAATCAGAATTAGACGTGGATTCGGAATCACTATCTGAGTCTAACTTCTTTTTTTTAGATGAATTTTTTTCTAAAGTAGATACCTCATTTATATATTCGGATTCTGTAATATTTTCCATTATTATAATACTAATAATAAACATTTATTTATATCAAAAAAAATTAAAGAGGAAAGTTAAAGATGAAAGCAAAAAATTGATTTTTATATTAATTAAACTAAGAATACTACTATTATAACAAGATAAAGATGCTTAATATTTCTAAAACTACGTTTGCTACTCAAATGACACCTGAACAATTTGCTGAAGAAACTAAAAAAACCACTAAAGAAGAACTTGAAAAATTATCAGCTGCTATGAAAAATAATCTCGTAAAGAAAGAAAAAGAAGCTGATGAAAAAGAAATTGAAGAGGATTTTTTTGTTAATTCAGATGACGATATTGAAGTTGATGATGATTCTACTTCTACATCAAGTAGCACAAATAAATTAATTGATGCTCTTAATAAAACTAAAAAGCATAAGAAAAATAAAAAGTCTAAATTAGTGGAAAAAAAAGGATTGATTCAAAGTGTTATTAAGATTGAAAAACTCAAGGGTGAAATTAGTAAACTTGAATCACGTATGAGATATAAAGATTTAGATATGAGTAATTTACAATTAGAAATAATGAAATTAAATGAAGTTCAAGATAAATTTAAACTAATTACAAATATTTTAACTGAATTACAAAATAAAGAAATTCAGATTTTTGATTGTAATCAAGCTTATAAAAATATAAACATGAATCAATCACATAAATTAGTAATTTTTCAATTAGAAGAATTACTAAAGAAATACGAAACTATGAAGAATGATAAAAATGAAACCAATAAGGAAATCGTAAAATTAAGTATTAAAGAAAGTATTACAAAATTAGACAATCCTATATTTTCAAGATTAATTTTAGATAAGCAAAATTTAATGTTGACTGAATTAAATAATCAAAAGGTAACAATTTATAATCAAATCAGTTTTATTAATCAAATGAATGATATTAAATTTTATTCAGTAATATTTGTTATTGGAGTCGCAGTAATATATAATTTATATTGGACAGTAATGGTATGACAGCGTAATTTAATTATTTGAAAATTCTTCTATAACATTATTATTTAATTTATTATCTTTTTCATGATTTTCTTTAAATATATAATTTCGTAATACATCTTCTTTTAAATCATTATTTAACATCTTTACTAATTCTTCTAAATATCTATAATTCTTATCAAATTCTTTATATAATATATCAATTCTATTTTTGGTATCATATACGTCTGTAAAGTTATCACTTGTTGATGTCTCTAAATATTTATCAAAATTATGTAATTTTAATATCATTTTTCCTAATTCAGCTATAATTTCTGATTTTTTTTTATTAATTAAAAAACATAAACTTTTATTTGATCTTAGTTCATATTTATCATTAACTTTATGAAATAGATATATTTTATATTTCATACATATTTTTATAAATTTATTAAATTTCTTATTATTTCTAATATTTTGTTTTATAAAATTATTTTCTATTATTTCTGTATCTGTATATTCCTCAAATAAATATTTATTTAAATCTTTCATAATCTATATTAATTTATATATTTAACTAAAAAAACGCAATAATTTTTCATCAAAATTACCTTCTTTATTTAATAAAAATTGGATTATTAAATCTCCACGTTTATTATCCGCATCATAAATCCCCTTCTCTTTAACAATATAATTAAATTTATTACCATCAAAATTATATTTAAAACAATCATCTATCTTTATTGTTATTTCTTCATCATCTAAATGTATAAAGCTAAATACTAAACCATTAAATAATTGATATAATGATATCTCGAAACGAATTAATAAATTTGATCCCTTTTTCTTATATTTCATATTATTTATTATATTAATACCAACGATGAGGTCTCCTGTATTTTTATCTATTTTATCTCCCAATTCCTCAAAAATTACTTTGTCTCCGATTAATGGAACTCTAACTGTCTCTTTTATATTCTTATTATCAACCTTTCGCATATAAGTAATTTCTTGAGCTTTATTATTATATACATCTTTCATATTTGTGTTAATATTTAATTCAATATCTAAATTAGATATCATCGCAGCCGATTGATATTCTGATAATACTTCTTCTGTTTCTGTTGATAATAATTTATTACTTTTTAAATTACTTACTATATCTAAGATATCATCAAATGAGATGTTATCTTTTGATATTAAATTCATTACATTAATAACATTCTTTGGATTTGTTAATATATTCATAAATTCAACCTTTATTTTATTAAAATTTTTAATTGAATCTATTTTTGACATTAATTTTGAAAATATCAAGTTTATATTAATTGATTCATCTGTTGTTAAATTATCATATTTTGTTCTCTTTTCGTCATCCATTAATATATCGTATGCTGTTTGAATTTCATGAAATTTTTTTATATCTACATTTGGATTTTTATCTGGATGATATAATAATGCTAAAGAACGATACGCTTTTTTTATTGTTGCGACAGACGCATTCTTTTTTATACCTAATATTTTATATAAATCCATTTAAGTTAATTAAAATATAAGTTTAACTTTAAATAATAAAATAAAATATAGAATATATAGATTATAATGAGTAATTTACTTAAAACATTAAATAAAAACAACACTAATCAAACTAATGAAAAATTTAATCCAGATATTTCTAATTTATATAGTCAAATAAATCAAACAAGACAAACAACAAGTTATAATTTTTCTAATGAAGGTTATAAAACAATTATTACGGAAAAAATTAATAAACCTATTAAATCTCAAGATGATTTAAAATTAGATTATAAAAAAGCTGATGGAACTGATAAACAAATCATGGAAAAAAAAAGACAAGAATTAGAAAATGAAAGATTAGCTGAACAAGCTAAATTGGGAAAGCAAATTGATCATACTAAAAAATTAGAAGAATTAATTAAAATTAAAAGAAAAGAAATGAATAATGACTATCAAGCTACAACACATGGTGAATTAAAACAAATTCAAATTAATCAAAATGATAAAATTAAGGCAGAAAAAGAAAAATTTAATTCAATTGTTAATTCATTAAATGATATACTAAAGAATTAATTAAACTTTTATAATAATTTTAATAATTATTATATGAGCGACAAAATACAAGTAGAAATATATGATAAACATCGTAATTTTATTAAATACTATAAGCCAAATGATACTTATTGGGGATTAGGTATTGAAAATGAAGTATATCTTCAAATGTCAAAACCTTTAAAAGTTGATCCTAAATTTTTTTACACTAAAAATGCTAAGAGAGAAAGATATTCAGTAAATTATATGACAAGTTATAAACCAGGTATATACGAATATTGTATCAATAAAATGGAATTATCAAATACAGTTCCCTTATTAGTTAATGCACATTCATTTACTAAATGTGATAGATTTAATGAACCAATAACAACGTATTCTAAAAATCCAGAACCAAATATTAAATATTCAGGTCAGACATTATACGAATTTATATGCGAAGTAGACGATTACTTTAAAAGAGAATATATGAAATCATTTATTTTTGATGGTGATACTATTGAATTTGTATCTCAAAACTTTTATAAAACCACAGTAGAAGATGTAATTTTAAATTTATTTGAAGCTAAGTTTTATTTTATTACACGATTAAGAAAGATTTTTGCCAATCATAATATTTTTGCGGAATATGGAGAAATTAATTTTTGCTCAAATAATTATCCATTTGTATCCTTTATGACTAATTTAAATAATTGTTCTATTTTTAATAATATGACTTATCATCTTAATTTAACATTACCAACTAAATTAAATGATAAAGCATATATTGAGGATTATAAAACTTTTACTTTAAAACATAAAAACGCAATTCATTTAATTCAATGGATTGAACCACTTTTAATTGCGATTTATGGAACTGGTGATCCATTGTCAGAAGTTAATCCAAATTTAACTACGACAAGTAGTAGAATTGCTAAATCAAGATATATTGGTTTAGGAACTTATAATACTGATACTATGATACCAGGGAAAATATTACATATTGAATCCGAAAAAAATCACCTATCTGATATGGATTATTGGTGGTTTAATAAATATTATAAAATATCTGATTATACCAGAGAGACAAATATTGGTGTTGATATAAATTTTCATAAACATAAAAATCATGGTATTGAAATAAGGATATTTGATCATTTTGATGAAAGGAAATTAAAAGAGGTATTAGAATTTTTAGTATTAATTTTAGACCATTCATTAAATAAAGAAATAGAATCACCAGTGAGAAATAAAGCTTGGAATGATTTTGTTTATAATGTAATATTAGATAGAAATACTAAAATAACTGAGGAAATTAAATTATTATATGAGAATATATTTGATTTTAAATCTTCATACGAAAATATTATAGATTTTTTTGGTAAAATATATAAGAAATTATTAAAAAAATATGAATATAACGGAGAATGTTATCAATTAATGATTAAAAGAAAAAATAATAAATTTTGTTATATTTGTTAATTTTTATATTTATATTATATATAATGGAACGAATAAAAAAACAAATTAATGATTTATTAGGAGAAACAATATTAATTTCGAGTGGAGGAAAAACAGATAAAAAAAAATACGATACAATAAAAGGTGTGATTAACATGATTTTTAAACAAATCGAAGATGAATCTAAACCAAAAGATGAAAAATCTATTTTCATAAACAAATTATTAAATGAAACTAATTTAAAAGAAATAGTATCTACCGAAGGATCAAAATCAGCAGCTGCTAATACAAAGATCACAGATTTAGAAATTAATGCAGATATATTGAAGACATTATTTGAAGATTTTAAAGCAAAAAATATAGATATTTCACAATATAAAATAGAACCATTTGACAGAAGAACTAAGGATACAATATCATCAAATATGATTAATTTTCAGAAAAAATATAAACATGAAACACCATTCGTATCAGTTAGTTTAAAAGGGTTAATTAATGATTCAAATGGAATGGTTACAATTGACAAAAGGACAGAATCAAAAATTAGTTCTACACCTAAACAAAAGGGAGGAACAAATTGGGCAATAACTATTGAAATTAAAATGGTAAAAAATGATGCCCCATTAAAAGCTACATTACCAGCTAAATTAGAACCTATATTACCTCCTCCAATACCAGCTACTCGATTAGTAGAGGCAGCACCAAGTGTACATGCTGCTGTACTCGCTGATGCTGCTCCAGGTTCTACTGCTGCTCCACCATCATTATCAGGTATTCCACCACCACCACCACCATCCACATCATCTACTGCTGCTCCACCATCATTATCAGGTATTCCACCACCATCCACATCATCTACTGCTGCTTTACCAGCCGCTAAATCATCTGATCCACCAGGAGGTCCTATGGATTTCACTTTAGAAAATTTAATGAAAGGTTTTTATTATCAAAATAAATAAATAATTTTAATCTAATTTATTATATGGATAAATTAGATAAAGATACTTTTAAAAGATTTAAATTAATACAGAAAATGGTTAATAAATATCCAGTGAGAAAATTTGATACTTCAGAAATTAATACAATTAAAGATGCTTATCAAGAATATGTTCCAAAGTATATCATTGTAGATAAGAATTTACAATTTGAAGATAATCAATTTGTTGATAAAGAATTAATGGCAGAAATTAAACAAATGAAACATTATATTCATATTACCACAGATACAGTAGATATTAAAATAAGTTATTTTGACATATCTGAAACATTAATAACACGTATTTACAGTATTGTATTGTTATTTCAAAAATTATATGGAATGAAGAAAGTTATATTGATAATAGCTTTAGCAACAATTAAAAGAGAAATAAATAAAAAAATTATTGGAACTTTAGCTGTAAATGGTGGTGCGACAGATGGAGTTACTATTGAATTATATCGTGGACAAGAAATATTAAAAGTATTATGTCATGAATTATGTCATTTTTATAAGTTAGATTGTCATCAAATTAATAAAAATAAACATCAAGTATTTGATAAATTTAATATTAAAAATGATGATACTATTACACTATCATTATCTGAATCATTAAATGAATATATGGCAATGATTCATCATATAGCTCTAATTAGTTATTATACTAAAAAATCTCCTTTATTAATTTATCATTATGAAAAGATTTGGAGTTTATATCAAATTTGTAAGATATTAAATCATAATGGGATGAAGAAATTTGAAGATTTATATGAAAAGAAATTTGAACAAGAAACCAATGTATTTTCATATTATATTATAAAATTTTTCTTATTCTGGAAATTAGATAATACCTGCACTATTAAGAATATAAATGATATATTAGCTGATAAAGAAATTATTGAAGTAATAAATGAAAATATTGCTGGGGTGTATGATAAAGGTTTAACAATGACTTTATTTGAATTATCAAAATAAATTATATTTTTTAATTTATATTGGTTATGGATAAAATTTTAGAAAAAGATACATTTAATAGATTTAAATTGATAAAAGATATGATTCAAAAATATCCAGTAATAAAAGACACTAATTTGTTAAATGAAATTAATAAAATAAAAGATTCATACATTGAATATACTCCTAAATATGATACTATATCTGATTATGAAAAAGTGAATGAATATGCTCAATTATTAATACATCGCAAATCTTGGCAAAATAAGATAAATGAATTAAATGATATGAAACATTATGTTAGTATTATAGATGGTAATTTAGAAATTGTTATATTATATAAAGATAGTTTATCAATCCCATTAGTTAATTTAATATTTAGCGTTATAAAACTATTCAAAAAAATTAATGGTGATAAAAAAATATTAGCAATTATCGGTTTATGCGAAATGAAAAGAAAAATAACTGGTAATATAATTGGAAGAGAAAATGTAAATGGGGGTGGAGATGATGTATTCGGACTTAAAATATATCGTGAGGAAGAAATTCTTAAGGTTATCTTACATGAATTAACTCATTATTATAAATTAGATAATAAAGAATTAGATGAAAATCAAGTTGAGATTTTAAAAAAGTTTAAAATTATACATCCTGAAGGATTTGGAGAAGAAGCCAATAAAAGTATTCATGAAGCCTATACAGAAATAACTGCGATGAAATATTATATAGCATTAATTAGTTATTATACTAAAATTTCTCCATTAATAATATACCATTATGAAAAAATCTGGAGTTTATATCAAGTTTGTAAGATATTGAATCATTATAGGATGGTTAGATTTGAAGATCTATATACAAAAGATCTTGTTGAAGATACACATGTATTTGCTTATTATATAATTAAGTTTTTCTTTTTATGGAATAATACTAAAGATTTTAGAATGATTAGAGACGTATTAGAAGATAAAGAAATTATTAGAGTAATAAATGAAAATATTAATAGAAAATTTGATAATAGTTTAAGAATGACATTTTTTGAATTGAAAAAATAATTTTTTATATTTTAGTTTATAATGAACTATGATATATTAAAACAAGATATTAATAAATTAGTTGATATAACTTTAGAAGATCCTTTTGATAAATCTAATTATGATGACCTAAAGAAAAAAATTAATGATGAATTTAAAAAAAATATAAAGGTAGTTTCAAAATTAAAACCAACCGTAAGTGAATTTAAATCAGGTATTAAAGATAATTTTGATCAATTAAAAAACAGTTATATTACTTATACTTTATTAGGACAGACATATACTGGTTTTGTAAATAATTATAAAGATGGCTTATTATCGGTTACTCATAATAATGATATTATTTTTGAATTTATTCCAGCAATTGATAATGAAATTAAAGATCTTGGAAAAAGTAATTTTCCAATTATTGAAGACGTTATATTAGCAGATCAGATTGGTCAAATAATTGCTCATCCAGAATTTAATATTGGATCTATTATTAAATTAACTTTTTCTAATGACATATTCTATTCAGGAAAAAAATATTCTAAAGGAGAAGGTGAGTTTATTATGGATATAATAGGGAGTGATGCTGATAATTATTATATATATGAAAATTCATTACCTCGTAATATTGTAAATATGTGTAATCCTACTATTATTGGAACAATTACAGATGTACCACTTATTAAATATCACAGAGATCACTTATTATCAAATAATCATGAGTATTATATCAATATTATTAAACATAGCCCATCTGACTATTATCATGCTATTTATTATGCTCAAGAATATAATTATACTGAATTATCAAAGTATATTTATAATATTCTAATGATATATTTACCTTTTTTTAATCTAATAAAAAATTCGGAATATAATATAATAGATTATAATTTTGATACTGATGATATAAATAAATTTAATTTAAAATTTATACCTTATATTGTTGAACGCGGTATAGATCCAAATGATTATCTTTCAAATAAAAATATATATGATAGATATGATAAAAAAAGAGATAACGCAATTATTCTTGAGATCCAGGACACAATTGATGCATTTTGTAAAGATTTTAATCGTATTGAACAAGATTCAATATATTTTACCAATTTTGATGGTAAAGATAAGGATGATGGTGAGGATGAGGATGATATATTAGAAAAAAATCAAATAGTAAATGATAATGGGGCATTATATAATATTTTATATATTGAAATAGATCAACAAAATAAGGATTTTACTGTTAATGATTTTAGTGAGTTTCATTATACAAATCTTCAATATTTGTTAATAGAAAAAATAAACATATATTTAATAAAAAATAAATTAACTATTAAAACACTAAATAGAGATCATTTAGATATACAAGATATTATAAATCCAACAGTTATAGAATATTATAATAAATTTAAAAATGATATAATTTCAACAGCAATATCTGAATCAGAATCAGAATCATCATCATTTCCATCAACTCCCTCATCATCACCATCAGTACATCTATCACCACCGGCACCACCAGCTGAAGAAATAAAAGTTGGTAGTGACGTAGTTGCTATTGATTTTAAGGGTGGCGATGAAGATAAAAAGAATCCTGGAAAAAGATTTAATAAATTAGTTTATGGTAAATTAACTGATTTCACACCACCGAAGTATACTATACAACTACCTGATAAATCTATTGAGACAGAAGTTGTCGCCAAAAAATTATTTAATTTTAACGATACTGTTACAGTAAATGAAAAAAAAGGAAAAGTTAAGATAGTATTTAAATTAGGTCCAAGATTTGATACGATTGTAAAAGAATATCAAATAGAATATGATGATGGAACTAAAGAATGGGTTGCTGAAGCAAATATAAAAAAATATAATCCATCTATAGAATATCAAGTAGGTGATTATGTTGTTAAAAAAATAATAAGTAAAGGTAGAGAATTATATATAGTTGGAGAAATTAGAACAGTTAATGCTGGTGATACATTTGATATACATTGGCTTTCTTTTCCAAAAGAAACTGATGTAGAAAATAATTTTTCAAAAGATAATATACTAAAAAAATGTAAGTATAAAATAGGAGAAGTAAAAAATTATACAATTAAAGGAAGTGAAGCCGTACATAATAATAAAATAGTAGGTATATCTGCTTCAGATTTTAAAGGAGCAATATCTATATCTTATATTTTTGAAGATAAATCAAACCCAAGTGGTAAATCACTTCCTATTCCTGAAATTATAATTGATAAACAAAACAGAGCAGGCGGTTCAATAAATAATTTCTTATCTGAATATTTCAATTTACTTGAATAAAAAAAATAATATATTATTTTTTTTATAAATTAAATCTTAATCAAATCATTTACGCGTTAGCGGGGCGAGAGCGTCTCTTGGAAGGGGCAGCTTCGGGAGCTACTTCTTCTACGACTGGGGCCGCAGCTGCGGCGGCTGCTTCATCAGCGACCTTGCTCGCGGACTTGGGGTAGTGGCGAGAGAGTTGCTTTTGGAAGTTCTTGAAGTCGAGTGTTTCACCTTCCTTGAGGCCGAAAAGCTTTTGGAGAGTCTTGTCGGGGTGGATGATGCGACGGTCTTCCTTGTCGCGGAGGTTCTTTTCTCTTACGTAGGTGTAGATTTGCTTGGCTACTTCAGTTCTGGGGAGCTCTACATCGTCCTTGAGGCCAAGGAACTTGCGGAGAGCTTCGGGAACTGCTGTAGGCTTGGCGAAACCTGAAGGGGCGCGTTCCTTCTTGGGGAGGTTGCGCTTGGACTTGCCACCAGCCTTTACTTCACGGGCGTGGAGGCGTTCAAGAGTCTTGACACGGGCGACAAGTCTCTTGTTGAGAACTGCGAAAGCAGACATGTCCTCGCGGAAGAGGGTCATTTCTGATTCGAATGTTTCGTTTACTTCATCAGCAGCGGCTTCTACTACTGGGGCTGCTTCTACGACGGGAGCAGGCATTTCTACAACTTCGACTTCTACTTGCTTGGCGGATTTACGGGAGACTTTGGATGACATAAGATATATACTAATTATACCTTTATATTAAATTGAATTCAAAATATTTATTTATCAATTTTTTTATACCATAGCTAAGGACTAATAAGCCTATTTAATACCATCAATATATAATATATTATAAAAAGGGGTATACCACAAATAAATTTCTTTATATATTTTAATATAAAGAAGGTTAATATTATGTGAAAATCAATTTTTTTCTTAGTTTTCTTAATTTTTTCTTAGTTTTTCTTAAATTCAAATATTTAAAGAAGAACTAATATACAAGTTATATACATATATCAAATAACCATGGATAAAGAAATAACAACAACTGAATCAGACCGTGATCGTGCAGAAAGAAGTAATCTAATTGATAAATTAATTGAATTTAAGAATTATAAGATAATGTCCAGAAGTGAAACATTATTAGAATCTTTAACTAAATATCTAAATCCTATAAGAATGGAAAAAATATTACCAATATTAGTTGGTGATTCATTAATTTCTATTAGAGTAATTGAATGGTTTGTTACTAATTATTGTAAAAAGAAGAATATTGCTTTTATTCGTAAGGATAAAAATAATAACGATATGTATTTTAATGTATATTTAAATTATAAAGGACAATTAAAATCATATAACAAAGATTTATTTGATCCATTTTGTCGTGGTAATGAATTAATTAAATTCCCAATTAAAGATGAAACATATATTGTAACTAATATCCCTCAATTAAATTTTTTTAAATGGGCATTAGAATATGATATCATTAATTATATTGAAACTAATTTAGAAGACATTTATAAAGATATGACTGAAAATAATAGTAAGGCAAAGAAAACTATTGATAATAAAAGACAAGAATTATCTGAATGTGCCACTAAAAAGTTAAATCAAATGAGTGTTAAAATTAAATTATCACCAAGTTCTTAATCTAATAATATTATTTATATTATTAAATTATTTTGTTTTTGTTTGGGTTTTTACTACCGGAGCAGGTTTAGCTTCCTCTGATGTATCAGACCCCTTAATATTTTCTTCATCTTCAGATCCTTCTTCTTCCGATTCTTCATAATCATCAAATGATCCTTCTTCGTCATCATCATATTCTTCTTCATCATCTTCCTCAGTATTTTCATCATTGTCTGAATCACTTTCTTCATCTTCGTTTGCTTCATCTTCATTTACTTCTTCTTCATTTACTTCTTCTTCATTTACTTCTTCTTCGTTTACTTTTTCTTCATTTGCTTCTTCGTTTGCTTCTTCGTTTACTTCTTCTTGGTTTACTTCTGCTTCTTCTTGGTTTACTGCTGCTTGATTTTCTTCTTCTTCATCTGTTTTAAGAAGATCTGCTATATCATTTTTCATATTTTGTTTATTTTTTTTAGCATTTTGCTTTGTATTATTTTTTGTATTTTTTTTTATATTAAGAGCTTCGTCATCTATTTCAGATGACATTTCAGATAAAGTTAGATCTGTTTTTGTATTATTACTATTTAATTTTGTTAATACATTAACAATATTATTATCTTGTTTCAATTTATTAATAAAATCTTCATTTATATCATGTAATCCAAAGTGATACATCTTTTCATTAGGTAAATTTATATTATCATTCGCAAGCCCACTATCTTCTGTAGAATCAACTTTCTTATTACTTTTACCTTTTGCAAGAACCATTTCATGATCTCCTATATATTCATCATCTGAATTTGCTTCTGTCTCTAAATAATTTACTTCAGTAATATCCTCTTTTTCATCTATAAATTTTATTACTTTATTCTCTATTTGTTCAACCATTACTGGTTTTAAATAAATGCCAAATACATCTTTTGATACCCACACGCCATATAATTCAACAATTAATCTGATATTTGAGTTCTTTTGTAATTGATCTATTTTTATGTCAGATCCATTTTCAACAATCTTAACTCCATTTGTTATCTTTAATTTAATTAATCCATTTTCGGAATATTTCTCATCCTCCTTAGAAGGTGTATAATAATTTGATTGAGAATTAGATGTATACAGATTTTTTATTAATGATTTATATCTAATAGATGCCTTATTTTTAAACCATTCATTTTTATTTTGTTTAGCTCCTTCAATAATTTTAGAATCTAAATCTTTTAATAATTGTATAAATAAAGGGACTTTTAAATTACAGTCGTATAATGGTAATATTAATTCATTAAAATATTGACTTTTTTGTATGTCAAATATATTTAATAATTGAGGTGTTTGAAATAATAACTTATTACCAGGTTTTTCATAATAAATATGAATTAATTTTTTATCATTCATTTCATTAACTTTGGAGTAAATTATTTTATTTAAATCAATTTGATTTATTAAATGTATTTTTTGATCCATATAACATAATTAAATTTATTATTTTTTTAGTTTAAACTCATAAATTAATTCTTTTAGTTTGCTTGTTTAGACAACAGCGCTCGCCTTCTTGCGTCCCTTAGTCTCTGTCTTGGAATCATCACCCTTCTTTGTTGTCTCAGACACGAGTTGCTTTCTCTCTACCTCCTCCTCTACATCTGAATCAATGAAGAAAGTCTCAGTCTCCTCAGAAGATTGCTTCATGGGTTTGACCTCTACCATCTTGATCTTGAGACCAAGGCCGTAGCTGCGCTTGCCATCACCACCAGCACTGCGAGCAGCGTAGAGCTTGGAGATTGTCATGATGGGGCGGAACTGGCACTTGTAGCGGAGAAGCTTTTGAGCGTCGTCAAGAGTCTTAACCTCTGCCTCAGTGCGCTCACCATCATCGTTGAGGAAGATCTTGGACTTCATGAGCTTGCTCTTGTTGTCAAAATCAAACTTGAGCACGAAGTAGTCTGGGCGAGGCTCAGCATCTTCAGGAGCATCAGGATTCTGAACTGCCTTGCGAACGATAGCTTGGTATCTGTAAGCATTCGCCTTCTTCTTGTCTCCAAAAATAGCATCGCGCTCATCTACACACTTCTTATCAATTGCTGATAGGAAATCATAGAGCTTCTTTGAATCAGCATCATCCATGTTAAAAGGAATCTTGAGCTTACCACGTTGCTGGTCAGAGAGGGGCTGGCCAGCAGCGTTGAGGTAAGGCTTGCCAGAACGGTCGTTCTTAGCAGGGATACCATAATAATCTAATGCCATCCATGGGCCCTGGATCGTAGGCATCTCATCCTTACCATCTACTTCATAAGCAGGAACGGAAAGAAGTTGATACTTGGTGATCTCAGGAATGGTCTTGTTCTCCACAGGCTCGGAGAAGTGAAGGTTCTTTAGGTCAAATTCGGAATACTTAACGACAGGCATTTTGAACGGTTTATAGTATTATAACATTTAGGATCAATATATATATAAATCAATTTTTTTTGATGGTTATGATTATTTATATGATTTTATATTATTTTATATTATTAAATAAATATATAAATTAAAATTAGATTGATTGTGATTTAAGTAGTTGTTCTCGCACCACGTCCACGTCTCGCCTTAGGAGCAGGCTTATCTTCTTCTTCTTCTTCCTCCTCTTCTTCCTCTTCCTTAGCAGCGACAACTACTGGAGCCTTTACAGCCACCTTCTTTGTCGCCTTAGGAGCAGGCTTCTTTTCTTCCTCTTCCTCCTCTTCTTCCTCTTCTTCAACAGGTGGCTCAGGCTTCTTAGATGAAACAAGTGTGCGACGTTCAACAACTTCGTCATCATCATCTTCTACGAAAGCATTGTTTTGTTCATCTTGAGCTGACACTTGAGAAGGCTTGACTTCAATGTGCTTGAGCTTGAGTCCAAAGCCATACTTGCGCTTGCCATCAGTGTCTGCCGCCTTGGAAGCGTAGAACTTGGAAATAGCAAAGACAAGACGATACTCGGACTTGTAGCGAACATACTTTTGAACGTCATCTACTGAAGGTGTTGATACCTCAGTGCGATCACCATCATTGTTTACATATACCTTGCTCTTAATCTCCTTTGACTTGTAATCGAAATCAAACTTAACTGTCATGGAATTAGGCTTGACTGGAGCATCTTCTTCTGCGTCAGGATCTTCAGGAGGAGTGCGAATGATTGGCGTATACTTGTAAGCATTCGCCTTCTTCTTGTCTCCAAAAATCTTCTCCTTTTCGCTCTCACAATGTTGATCAATATTACTGAGAACATCATAGAACTTCTTAACATCAGGATCAGTGAGATCAAATGGAATCTTCATTCTACCACGCTCATAATCACTGAGAGGTTGGCCTGCTTGATTTAGAATGGGCTTGCCACTCTTGTCAAGCTTACCTGGAATACCATATGTAGATAAAGTCATCCATGGACCTTGAATTTGAGGAATATTTTCTTTTCCATCCTTAAGATACTTGGGTAGAGACATAAGTTGATACTTTGTCATGTCTGGGTTTAACTTGTTCTCAATGGGAGCTTCAAGTCTAAGGTTGGATACATCAAAAGTCTTGTATGAAAGGGTGGCCATGTTTACTATATTATACTGGTTCTACTTTTTATTTACAAATAATTGAATTATCAATTTTTTTTTGATAACTTGGCTTTAGCAAATTATCAAAAAAAGATTAGTGCGAATTATATCATAATGAGAGAACAATTTTTTTTGATAAATATCTTAGGATATTTATCAAAAAAAGATTAGTGCGAATTATATCATAATGAGAGAACAATTTTTTTTAAATAAATAAAATTAAGCTAATGTTCCCAAAGGATCCCATGGTTCAATCATTGAAGGTAGTGTATTTAATAATTCTAATTCAGTATTAATTAAATTTGATTTATGAATTATAACTTGAAAAACGTATTCTGTAAACCATTCATCAGTCATTAATTGAAATCCATCTGTTCCACTCGTCTTTCCCCAACTATTCTCTATCTTCCATCTTACAATTTTATTGTCTTCATTTTCATGATATCCAACAATTAACATAGCATGACTTGGTAACGATTGATACATTCTTAATCTATCTTCCTTACTCATTAGGATTGTGTGATTCATAAATATTTCTAAATTAATAATATTTGGATGATGAATACCAGTATCACGATCAATGTGAGCACCAACATCACATCCAAACCAAACTGGTTCATTGTTATCAATTGATTTCTTGGTTAATTCTTTTAGTCTTTCAATTGGTAGGTTTAACCAACCTACATGTTGATCTAATACATTGCCTAAATATTTAACTTGATAATATTTATTATAAGGATTTTCTTTTCTTGGATCATCAACAATTGATACCCAATCATCTGGATTAAATTTTGTCTTCTCTAATAAAATGAGAGGGTTTAAGTTAGACCATGTTATAACCTGCTCTTTACTTTTGTCTTTAATTTTAAACATGTAGTCAAAATGTAATGGAGGCACTCCTAAGAATCCAACTAAAAGATCATACATTTTTTCCATCATATTATTTATAAACTGATTATGAAATTCTTCATCAACCATTGATAATGTTAACATATCTTGTTTTAATAGTTCAGTTAAAATTTTATTCATTCCAGCAGATGATTTTGAATGATATGTATCAGGCATAACATGCTTTGGAACAATGCCATATTTTTTTATAACTTCTCTTGCCATATCCCATTGACCACCATCTCCAAGAGGATCTTTATATAATTGAATTAAATAGTGAGTATTATTTGGTTGCTTATTAATTTGAATAAAATATCTTAGACTTCTATGATATCTTTCAAATTTATCACAAAAATAATTATATGTTTGACTAAATTCAAGATCTTGTATTTCAAAATCAGATTTCCAATTTTCATAAGCAACAGATCTTACTAAATTTAAGGTAGCAAACAACCAACAACGTCCCGATGATTTTTGATCAGTAATTGGAAGTTTATTTGTTATCTCATGATTAAATAAATACGGATGTTGATTGATAATCCGATTATCTTTTGCTAATACTGATAATGGATTATTTACTAGTGATAATTGAAATGGTTTTAAAGGGTGTTGATTTGTAAAGGGTTGTAGAGCCATAGAAATTATAGGAATGATCATTTGGTTATAAAATAAAGTATTATTAGAATAATATATTATAAAATCAATTTTTTAAAGGTTAATATTAATCTTTTTATCTTTTGTTGTCCATTTATTAATAAAATTTTTAATTAAATCCTTACGAGTATATCTATTCGCACAAGCAATTATTTTTATTTCATCGTAAATTTCTTGATCAATATTTACTACTTTTTTAAACATATATTCATATAGTCTATTAAATGTAGTTTCAATACATTTTGAATATGTCTCTTCTTGTAGTCTGTATAATTCATATACATCTTTATTAGAACGACAAAACTTTAATAGACGTTCGTGTAAGTAAATTACATTATTCTTATAATCATTCATTTTCACTACTTTGGTTTTATCTGATCCATAATTTTGAAACTTTTTAATTAATTCATCTACCTCGTTTAATTGGTTATTCTGAGAGAGTATACCATTTGATAGATGATATTTAGACGAAAGAATCGTAAAATCATTATTAACTGTTTCTAACATCTTGTTTATATTATATATTAGAATAATATTGTAATAATATTAGAAATCAATTTTTTTATAGCATAACTTAGAAGTTATGTTCTAAAAAAATTGCTGGGAAGATTAGCTTTGCTGATCAACATGCCAATTTTTTTAACTTTTTTAGGATAGATTAGATAATAATATGTATTATTTTATGCGTAGTTGTATACTTTTTAATAAATCTTGATATTAGTATCTTTTTTGTTATATAATTACGACCTACTATCTTAAATAAATCTTTATATATTTTATCATCTGTATTTTTAATATTTTCAAAATAATTTTCATCAGTAATATAATTTATTTTTGACACTAATTTTTTTAATTCTATCTTTTCATCTAAATAATAATCTGTATTATAAAAAAAATTAATTAATCTTTCAGATAGATATACATAATCATCTTCATTATTATTCATAATAACAATTGGAGAATGCTGTATCTTATATATTCTTTTAAAAATGATTAAATTAGTATCAATCAAATTACTATACTTTTTAATTAATTTATCATATAATTGAATAATTTCTTCCATTTCTTTAATTAAAATTATTTATATAATATTTTTAATTAATTTACTTTGATAAATTCTGAAAATGAATCTATAGTTTTATCTTTAATTTTATCCTTATTTTCATCTAAAAATTTATAAAATTCTATAAATACTTTTTTTTGAGATTCTTCTAAAAATTTAAATATATTCTCTTTACCAAATTTTTCTAAGAATTTTATATACATATTTTTTGTAGATCTTCTAATTTCAATATCATTCGTGTTATATGATAATTTATCTAATGATATTAAATTTTCAATTATATCAATCTCTCTTTTATTAAATGAATTATATTTATGTTGATATAAAAATCTAAAAATTTTTGTTGGATCATGACTTAATTTAGTATATGTATTCTTCTTACTTAAATCATTATAAATAATATAATTTAAAAAATATTTATCAATTCCATAAGGACATTTAACCTTATAATTATAATAGTGATTGTATGAACTATTCTCTATAAACCGATTTACAAGGTTTTCATATGTTTTTCCAACAAGATCATTTATAAATGTATTGAATATAGTTTTTGATAATTTTATTCTTGTTATAAATGGATATGACATATTATATTTATTTTTTTCGTTTCTCCATGGTCTATTACTACTCGATAAACTATAAAAATATGTATCAACGTTATTTTTAAATATAAAATCAACTATTTCCCAATTCACCCATGCGATTGGTATATCTATATCATCAATATAAATATATTCATATTTATCTTCTGTCTCAAATATAGGTAATAATCTTACTAACGAACCAAAAGTTCCATTATGATGTTTACCTAATCTTAATGGTGGATAATTAAATTTATAAAATTCTATATAATTAAATTCAGTTATATATGATTCAATATCTTTATGAGAACTATCGTCAAAATAGACTCTAATATCAAAATTATATGTATTATTAACAAGATGTCGAATTAATAAATTAAAATAATATAAATATTTTTCAAATTCACGATATTCATCTAACATACGAAATATTACTAAAGATATTAAATTTTTTTTTCGACTCTTTATTTCATTATATTTTGTAATTTCCATTACTTATTATATTACATTATAATTTAATTTTTACTATTACATAAAAATTATTAATATCATCAATTTTATATTTATTTATAAAATCATAAAATTCATTAACACAATTCATTTCATTTAATTCTGTTGTAGCATCAAAATACCTTTGCATCTTATTTTTATCAATTTTATTGAATAACTTTATAAATGTATTATTAATTTCCTTCTTAACTTTTAAGTCAGTATTTTTATATGATGATTCACTTAATTTTAATAATAATTTTAATATTTCTTTATCCTTTGGATCTAATACTTTTGTATATAATATTTTTGTTAATATTCTTGATATTTCTATATCATAACGTACAAATGTTATCTTATTACATAAATTTTCAAATATAATATTATTCGTAAAATATTCATCCATTCCATATGGAAATTTAATATCATAATTATATTTATATCTATCTTTACGATATTCTAATATTGAACTAATAACATTTTTATATGTTCCAATCGCAACGTCATTAATATACTTATTAAAAATCGATAATGGTATTTTTATATTAGTTATTAATGGAAAATTTAAATTATATTTTCCATATTTAACATTATTCCACGGTTTATAATAACAAAATAATGATGAATAAAATGTATTTATATTATTCGCATATAAATAATCAATTTGTTCATCTTGAATATTTTCAGGAGATATATCTATATCATCTATCCACACATAATCATAATCTTTAGAATAATTATGTTGATTATTAAATATTGGTAATAATCTTGCTAACGTTCCGAATGTGCCATTATGAAATTCTCCTATTCTTAATGGTGGATAATTAAACTTGTAGAATTCTATATTTCGATTTTCAGAAATAAATTTATTTATTTCTTTATGACAACTTTCATCAAAATATATACGTAAATCTAATGAAAGGTTCTTATTTTCTCTGAAATAATTTAATATTTTTTGTAAATAATTTAGATAAATGTTAAAATTTCTATAACCATCTTTCATTTTAAATATTGATAAAGATACTAAATTTCTTTTTCGTATAGACAATTCATTATATTTTATAATTTCCATCTTCTATTATATTACTTTATTTTATATTATTTTGTAATTTTTTAATTTAACAAATAATTTAATTGAATTTATATCCGTCATATTATATTGTTCTATGAAACTATAAAATTCTTCTAAACACCCTTTCTCATATTCATTACCAATATATTCATTTAATTTTTCTTTCTTTAATTTATTAAATAATTTAATGAATGTATTTAAAATATTACGATTTATATCTTTATCATGTGTCTTAAAATTTAATTCTTGTAGTTCTACTAATTTTTTTATTATATCTTTCTCATAATTACTAATATTCATATAATATACCTTTTTTAATATCCTCACTATATTAACTTCATATAATAAATATGTTTTATCATTATTAGTTAAATTATCATATATAATATAATTTGTAAAATATTCATCCATACCATATGGATGTTTAACAGGATAATCATATACATAACGATCACTTCTATATTTTACAATTTCTTTAACCTCAGATTCAAACTTATTATTAGCAACATCTTCTATAAATTTCATAAATATTTGTTTTGGTAATTTTATATTCGTAATTAATGGAAAATTCATATTGTAATTATTCTTAATCCAAGGTCTTTGATAACAGAATATTGAGAAGAAAATTGTTTTTGCTCTTTTTTTATATATGAAATTAAAATATTTAAAATCAATGTTTTTTGGCGGAATGTCAATGTCATCTACCCATATGTATTCATAATAAATTTCAAATATTGGTAACAAACGAACAAGGGATCCAAATGTTCCGTCATGAAAAGGGCCTATTCTTAACTTGGGATAATTAAATTTGTAAAATTCAATGTTTTTATAATTATTTATTAATGGTTGTAATTCTTTATGACAACTATCATCAAAATAAACTCTTACATCTGCGTCATTTTCATTAATTATTGGTGAAAGATATTTTAATAAATTATTTAAATAATTTGTATATTTTTCAAATGTTCTATAAGGTCCTTTAATTTTAAAAATTGATAAAGATATTAAATTTCTTTTTCTTGTAGATACTTCATTATATTTTATAATTTCCATTATAAAATAGTAGATAAAATAATTTTATAACTTATATTATAAGTCATTGAATTTTATGAATGATTCATTTTATCTAAAATATATCAAATATAAAACAAAATATTTAGAATTAAAAGGAGGATTAACCCAACAACAAAAAGCACAAATAGAAAGAGAAAAATTAGCAGCTAAAGCAAAAAGAGAAATAGCTAAAGAAGCCACGAAACCATCGTATATATTATTTATGTTTTTAGGAGGATTACCAGATACAGATCATTGGAAGAAATTTTTAGAAACATCTAATGATAAATTAATATGTATTGTTCATCCAAAAGATCTTCCATATGAAATTCCATCTATTTGGCAATCAAAATTTAGAAGTAATCAACTATTAATTGTTAATGAAGATCATCATTTAAAAACATCATGGGCTACAAAAAGTTTATCGGATGCTCAATTAATGATGATGCAATATGCTTTAGCCACTAAAGGAAATATTTTTAAAAAATATGTATTATTGAGTGCGAATGATGCTCCATTATATAATTTTCATGTTATTTATAAAGAATTAATGAGAGATAATAAATCATGGTTTTCGTATTTTTATAATTGGAAACAATTAAAATTATGGAAAAAAATTTATAATCACGAAGGCGGATTATTTAATTTTGAAGATATTGATACAATTAGTCAATGGAATACGATTGATCAAACTCATTTAAGTTTTTATTTAAATATATATGAAAAAACTTACAAAAAAAGCGATAATATTGTTGATTGTAATGGTTATAAAATTAATTATATAAAAGCAATTAATCCAGAGTCTATATATCAAAAATATTTAGATTCAATAAATAGTTATGGTTCAAATAAATTATCATTAGATCAATTAAAAAATATTGATAAAAATGGATTCTGTATTCTTACAGATACTATGTTTTTTTCAGCAATTTTTAAATATCAATTAAGAATTCAAGGTAAAAATTTTTGGGATCATATACGATTTCAAGAGATATCCTATTTAGATAATGAAAAAAATCATCTTCAATATATAAAACCAATTAAGGATGAAATAAAAGAAAATAATATAAGAAATATTGAGAATCATACATTGAAAGCTTATATCAGAAGTAATAGTTGGGATAAATCAATTCAAGATTGGCAAGGTAATTATAGAGGGTTTGTTTCAAAAAATAATCGTATATGGTTTGGTGATAATATCGCATTCAATAGTGATAAAACAAAATTGAATATTATTGAAAATTCAAATTATAAAAATGGATCAGATTTATATGGAGATAAAAAATGGTTTTTATTTGAAAGGATCTCAAATAACGAATTACAAATAAATAATTATAATGATAAAGAAATAATTTCAATATATCCTGATATTAAAGATACTATAATACCTAAAATACAAAAACAATTACCAGATTGTACTAATACCCAACATTTTAGTAAATATAAATTAGAAGATCAAAAAACTTTGGATGAAAAAAAGTCTATAGTTCAATCAGAATTAGAAAATATAATTAGATTGCCAGCAGTTAAAGACCCAAATTCTGTAATTAATCATAATATTGAATTAAATAAATCTAAACTTGAAAAAATGTATGGTATTAATAATTCATATGCTGATAGTTCATTAATAAGTTTAAATCCTAAAAATATATTAAGAGATTTTGACTATATAAAATTAACAAAGACTGAACTTAGTTCCTTTAAATATTCCGAAAGTTTTTTAATAAATGATCCATATACTAATATAACTACAATATTAAAAGAATTTAATGATAAAGGAATTAAGATTGTACATACGCCTGAAATATTTTTATTAAATCCTAGACGTCATCCAATGGAATACTATATGTTTAGTCTAACTGAAATTATAAATGCCTATAATATATTGGTATTATTTGAAATTTTAGCTTTTAAAAAAATGTTTGATAAAAAATGTTCTTTTATTAATGAAAATATTTTAAAGGACCCATATAGAAATTACACTGATGGAAATTATACTGATGGAAAAATAACATTAACAAATCATTTAATAAAAATTATATATGAAAGACCAGACGAGTTAAAATCTAAAGATATTTCATCAATAATAAATAATTTTAAAGAAAGAGTTGGTATTCATTCTAAAATAAATAGAAAAGATATACCTAATATTCAACAAGATACATATCTAAAAGCATTTTATTATTATGATAGAATGATCCAATTCAATATAAAATATTTAAATATTATAAATGATGGTGATAAAAAATATTATTGTTTTAAAGAAGAAGTTTCGCCTGATATTAAATTTTGTAATAATTATGGAACGCCTATATCATCATTCTTTTTAAACAATGCCTTAACAAATGGATCTTTATTTATAAGAAAAGTTAATAAAACAAGTGAGATGGAAATATACTCTAATCAATTATTTGAATTAAAAGATTACGTACATAATTTAACATCAGAACAAAAATCTAATTATTTTTCAAGAAAAATAATTAAACATACAGATGTTCCATATAAGCATATTAGAACACCAAAAGATATTATTAATATAGAAACTATAAAATTGCCTTATATAATTCCAAATATAATAACAGAAATTAAATCATTATCAGACAATGATTTAATAATTATTTATTTTCTTAAAGAACATAACTGGAATTTTGAAATGGCAATTAATTGTTGGAATAAATTATGCGATGATTAAAAATCACTAAAAAAATCAATTTCTCTTAAATTATTATTATTTTTTTTATAAATAATAAGTTCATTTTCTGTTTCTATTTTAGTCATATTTGAATAATTATTATCTATATATTTTATACATTTATTTACAGTACTAGAATATTTATTATTTAATATTAAAAATCCATCTACATCTAATAATATTGAGGCATATGCTATGCATAATAATATATAATCAAATGTATTCCATCCATTTATAAATACCATATTATATGTGTCTTTTTCTAATAATTTTGGTAATGCTATATATGAAGGTTCCTCATAAAATGAATAAAGTTTAGTTAAATTATTTAATTCAACTAATTTAATACCAAAATTATTCCATCTTGATTTTTGATATTCATCAATTGTAATTAAATTTGATTTTAATTTTAATTTATTCAATCCTAATAATATATATATTGTTGTTATACCATATTCCATACCAATTTGAATGCATTTATTTAATTTATTTGTTATTATTAAATTATATAATTTATTACCTTCAATTGGTAATATATATGAATCAATATAATTATTTTTTATTGGTAAATGATTTATATTTATAATATTATATATATCTTGTTCTAATTGTGAATTCAATTGATTATTTTCATTAGCATATTGAATATCAATATAATTATTTATATGAAATTTGTAAACAATTGAATAATATTTTTTTAAATCATTTGTTTTAATTGTATTTACAATTTCTGTTAAGTAAAATAATCTATTATAAATTTCTTTTGATAATTTTTCTAAATCAATTAATGGTTCTATTTTTAATGATTCAATATTTACTAATAATTTTAAAAAATCATCTTTATAAATTATTGGATTATAATTAAAACAAAATAAAGCATATGTTAAACGTGGCCTCTTAATTAAAACTCTATCAAATAATAATAATAATAAATGTATTAATTTAATTATTTTTGAATCAAATCCTAAAAAATTCATAAAAAAATAACCATCATCATTTAAATGATTTATCATATATTTTATTTTTTTCTTTATTGGTTCAAATTGATAGTCTATTTGCTCTTTATGGGTTAAATTTTTATATTCATTATAATTAAAATTTTGAGCTCGAATAGTGTCATTTTTTTCATCTGTTTCAGTATCTTGATCTATTATAAATACATTTTTTGAATTTTCAATATTTAATGAATCAAAATGTATTTTTTTTATATTTATCATCTTATCTCTATATTTTTCTTCACCATCGTCATACCACTTATTGAAATAATCTCTAAATTCAGGGGTATTTTTATATATTTTTCTTAGATTTAAAAAATTTTGTTCTTCTTTTAAAATTTTTTCATTATGTGGAAGATTATATTCAATTTTTTGTTTTGTATCTTCATATATAAAATTATATCTATTTATTTCATTTATAATATTATTATAATGAGCCATATAAATAATTAAGATAATTATTTTATAATTAGATAATTATTTTTACTAAATTAGAAATTATTATGATAATCCCATGAACGATTATCTTCTTTTATTTTTTGATATACTGCTATATTAGGAGGTGAATTAATTCTCTTAAAATGTTTATAATTATTATCAATATATTTTATACATTTATATATTCCAGGTTGATATATTTCATTAATTATAATTATACCATCTTTTTGAAGTATTTTGGAACAATAAAATAATATTATTATCATGTTTTCAAATGAATACCAGCTATTTATAAATATAAATTCATAATTTTCTTTATTAGCAACTATCTTTGGTAATTCAATATAATGAATATTTTCAATTAATTTATGATATTTAATCATATTAAAAAACTTTAATATTTTTATTCCAAAATTTTTCCATTGAGTAGATTGTAATAAATCTATTGACACTAATTTTTTTTCATTATTTGGATTCTTTTGTAATGCTAATAATATATATATTGAAGAAATACCGTATCCCATACCAATTTCTAAACATTTTGAAAAGTTATTTTTTATAATAGTGTCATATATTGTAATACCTTCTTCATATTTAATTGGACTTTCCAGTTTATTAGATTCAAAAGAATTGACCATTAATTTAAGATGCTCTAATAATTCTTTTTCAAATTTTTCATTAATATTTTTATTATGACTATGAATTTGTTGTTCAATCATTTCATTAAAATATAATTTATTTGTAATATCAAAGTATTTATCAATATTATTCTCTTTAATAGATGTTATTATTTCTAAATTTAATTTTGATCTATCTAATTGTTGTTTAGATATTTTTTCTAAATTTATTAATGGAGTTATTTCAACATTTTCAATATTCTTTAATAAATCTTTAAATTTTTCTTCATTTATAATTGGATTAAATTCAAAACATAATATATAATCAGAATAATAGTATATATGATTAAATAATAATAATAATAAATTAACAAATTTTATCATATTTGAATCAAATTTAATTATATTAAAAAAATAATACCCCTTATTATTTAAATTTTTAAATATGTGACCAATTGTATGAATAATTGATTTAAATTCAAATTTTGTTTTATCTTTATCATATAATAATTCTAATTTATTTATCAAATCATATTTTTTATTTATTTTTTTATCATCTTTTATAACATGATCAGATATTATTAACATATTATCCTTTTTTTGAGCACCATATTTATTTAATATATATGTATATTTTAAATTAGCACTATTGCTACCTTGATAAAAATAATTTTTAAATAATATATTATTTTTATAATCTTTTATTAAACTATAAAATAATTCTATATTTTTTATTATTTTATCATTAAATGGTAAATCATAATTTATTATATTTTTAACTATTTCATATTTAAAATTATATCTTTCAAATATTTCCATTATAAATTAGTAGATAAAAAATAATTATCAATAAATAATTATTTTTGATTTAATCTAATTATAAATTTAAAATTATTAATATCTTTCATATCATATCTTTTTAAAAAATCAATAAATTCATTGTAACAATTTATATCAAATTCATCTAATAATTTTAATATATTTTCTTTATTTATTTTATTAAACAATTTAATATACGTATTATTAAT